ACGAAATGCCAGCGGTGCCGTCGGAATAGCCCGACTCCGCGCGGTAGACCGTGCCATCGCTGCGGCCATAATATGGGTCCTCGTTGTATATCCCCCAACACGTCGCGTTGAGCGGCGACGCGCTTTTGCCGTAGGTCGCCCAAGCGCCGGTCTGGACGTTCACCACGAACTGAAACGCCGTCGTGCTCGAGGTCGGGACATTTATGAGCGCCATACGGGAGCGCGGGTAGGACGCCATAGACCAGCCGGTGAGCGCGCCGTAACTGGTGTATGCATCAAGGATGCCTTGGTCGATCCGGTTGGTAATTGCCTGCCGGGTCGCTGCCGCCTGCCCACCGGCCATAAGCTGCCGGGTACTGACAACGGCCGATTCCGTGACAATGGCGAGGTCGCCCGCGATGTTCGCCGTGCTGCGGTTGCCGATAGGCGGTGCGCCGTTGTAGACGCCCACCAGCGCCCACGTATTGGCGGATGCCGGGTCGTCTCCCTGGTAGACCGCCACCTGTCCGTGGCTGCTCACAAAGGCCAGATAGTCGTCGGAGCCAGAGCCCCCGTCCCGGCTAACCGCGCCAATGGCGATCAGCTTGCCGCCGTCCGTGAACGTGTCGCCAAGTTCAAAAGACGAGGCCGCGCCCGCAATGCTCGCAGTCGGCAAATACCACGCCTTTGTCGAATTGTTCTGCACGAACCAGATGCGCGACTTGTGCAGGCACGGGAAATTCAGCGTCGAGCTTGTGACGTTGGTAATCGCGGGCGTCGTCCAGCTTGTGCCGTCGTAGTTGCGGACCGAATTAACACCATTCGCCAGCACAAGGAACGCGCCACCGGGCGTGGTCATCATGGTAGTCTGCCAGTATCCGGAGCCCAAGCTACTTACGACGGCAGCCCCTACGGCGCCCGTGGTGGTGATGTCGTAAATGTCGGTCGGAGACGCCGCGAACAGCTTGCGGCTGGACGGGCCGGACCACTCCATGATGCTTTGCACGGAGCCATTGATGCCCGTGGCGTAGCTTTGGGTGCCGTTCCTGACGCGGAGGTAGGTTGCCTCGGGAAACATGTTGTCGAGGATCAGCGCGTCGGCCGGTTTCATGGCCGCGATGCCGTCGCGGAGGTTGAGCCCGCGCGTAGAGGCCGGAATCTGAACCGTTCCCATAGCCGGGCCTTGGATGCGGCGCGGCGGCGTGCGGATGGGCGCGATGTAGGCCATTAGACGGACCAATTCCCCTCAGGAACGACAATGCCGGGCCGGCGAGCCCACCACCTGTCACCGCTCGCAAGGTTCTGTGTGGAGCGCGGCGAGTCGCCCGATAGTTCCTGCCGGCGCTGGAGGTCGAATTGCTCGTATGCCGCCTGCGAAGCCAGCCCTCGCGCATCAAGATAGCGGTACATAATGGCGAGCGTCATGATCCGCTCGGACAGCACGCCCGTATCGGTGTCGGCCAGCCATTCCGACTGTCCTACGCCCGCGTTCGACTGGCACCACAGGTTGGACGTGTAGGCAAAAGCGAACGTCTCGCCCGCCTCCGGGATCGGCTGGACGAGGATGTCGTCGCCTTCCATATAGAACACGTCCATCACCGGGAACGTGTCGAAAGCCTTCCAAGCCTGCCAGAGTTGCGGGTCAATCGGCCCCCACAGCGGGCGACGTGCCGAGCGGTTCCAAAAGGACTCGTCCAGCCACTTGCCCAAGTCCGACGGCACCATGCCCGTCTGCGCTTCCTGGGCCAGCGTCGTGAACACCTTCTGGCGACGCAGCTTCCGCCAATCGCCATACTTCATCAACTCTGTGCCTTCCTCATTCGCAAAGGAAAGCATCTGCTGCACGGTGGCATCGGTGGACGTGACCACGACGTTCGGCACCGGCTCGCCCACGCGCCGGCAGACGTTGGCAATCATCGTGAGCAAACTCATGCTTGCCACCTCGTATTAAAGGCCCCGCGCCACTGTTCCGGCAAATAGCGCGGGTCGGTCATGGCGTCATAGGGCTCGGGAATGGTGCCGGGTGCAGGCTCTGGGCCACCCCAGCCCTGCCCTCCGGCCTGCTGTTCCGGCATCGGCGCGGCCTGCGCGGGCATCGGGGCCGGGGCAGGCATAGGCGCGGGAGCCGGGCGCGGCTGCATGTAGCGGTCCATCGGCAGGGAGCCGCCGGGCTGCTCAAAGGGCGGCAGCGCCTGGCTGTTTCGCGGGCCTGCATACGGGGGCAAGAATGCGTAGGGGTCCGACTGTGGCGGCGTTAGCGGCGGCAGGCGCATCGGCGGCAAATAAGCCGACGAACTTCCCGGCGCAGCGAAGTTGGGCATGGCCGACGGCGGAACGGTGGCACCGGCTGCCGCGTTCGGCATGGGCGACATGTTGGGGTTTGCACCGGCCGCAAAGTTGGGCATAGGCGAGGAATTGGCCGGAACACCGGCCATCAGGCGCGCAAGCCGCTGGCGGGGCTTCTGATCCATCATGCAGCCTTTCGGGGGCGACCAACCGGGCGCGATACATGCTCGGACGCGAAGGCGCCCGCAGCATCCGCAGGCATTGGCGCCGGCTCGATCTGGTGTTGCGCCATAAACTCGCGCATGGCCTTGCGGTCGTCCTCGGCTTCCTTGGTGAGCCGCTCGACTTCGGCCGATAGCCGGGCGTTTTCCTTCGCCAGCTTCGCGCCCTCACCGTTCAGCGAGGCAACAAACGCCGCAGCGGTCGCCCGCAGCTTCGGACCGTCCGGCCCCAGCTTGTGAATGTTCTCGTCCGTCAGCTTGGCCAGATCTTCGACGCTGAACACGTTGATTGACTTGCACTTGGCGATCTGGCCGACGCTGATGCCGCCCGCCCAGCCTTCCAGCGCGTAGCCGTCCGTCACGGCCTCAAGGCCGCCCTTCCAGCGGTTGTAGTGCGGCTCCAAGGCGTCCCAGACGCAGGGCTGTGCATCGGGCCTGCCGCGCATCGCCTTGGCGTCCTTGACCAGCCGGGCGACCTTCTCGGACTTCTCCCAATTGGCATAACCGCGCTTGCCCCAACTCGCCCAATGCACGGCGTCTAGGCCGCCGCTTTCGTTCTCCACATGATCGACCCAGAACTTGAAGGGCACCACCGCGAGGTCGTTGCGGTCTTCCTGCTTCGCGTCGAACATGCAATCTCCTTGTGTTGTAGAAAGAAAGGGAAGGAGCCGAAGCCCCTTCCCTGCCCCGTTAGAACGGGAAGTCGCACATCACGATCTTCGCAGACGCATCCACCGCGTAAGCGCAGATCGAGTCGGTGACAGCGGCGGACACGTCGAGCGTGCCGTCCGTCGAGCCAACCGGCGTCAGGGCGTTGCCATCGGCGCCAGCCGTGAGAGCCGTGGTGAGCGTCGCCGGTCCCTTGATCTGGACCCAGCAATACTCGCCGTCAGCCGGAGCCGACTGCAGAACACCCGCGCCGAGATTGGCCGAGTCGGACAGGTCCGACGTGACAACCGTGGTTGCGCCCGCCGACGCGCCACCCGGCGCGTAGTAATAGCAGACGTTGCCCGAAGCAGCGGCGACGGAACCGGCGCCCGTGTCGTACTGGACGAACTTGTAGATCTTGCCTCCAGCGGCCTCGTAGTGGTCGCCAGCGGCAGCCGGACCCTGCAGCGCGAGCTGCGTCGAGTCGTAGGTTGCGGTGATGTCCGCACCAACAAGCATGGTCATTGAAGTTTCTCCTTACGAGGCGTCGAGCAGGATGCCCTGCAGCGAGCGGTTCGAGCAGACGAGGTTGCCCATCCACAGCATCGGGATCACGACGGCGTCCTGGTTGACGGAAACCTTGTCATCCATCTGCGACCAGTTGGCATCGCGGTGGACGACGAGGCCCAGATAGTCGGTGTTCAGGAAGTACATCTTCTCAGCCGTGGTCGAGAAGTTGCTGTTGCTGTCGAAGATCACGTCGGCATCGACGTACTTCAGGGCGCGGAAGCCGGCGGTCGCCTCGTCCTTGTCGTTGGTGTAGCGCTGCTGATCCTGCAGCGACTCCCAATACATGGCGAAGAAGTCGTGGCTGGAGACGATCAGGTCAGGCTTGTCGGCGCCACGAACGAGGCTGAGATACAGCGTGTTCATGAAGCCCTTGATATTCGACTTCGTTACCAGATTTGTGCCGGTCGCTTCCAGGAACTGGTTGCGCCAGAACGTGTAGGTAGCCGAGTTGATGCCGCCCACGGTGCCTTGACCGTTGGTCTGGATGATGTAGGCGAGGCCGCCCATCTGGTTGGTCAGCGCGCCGTCGGAGTACACGTCAATCGACATGTAATTCGCAGCGGTGCGAACGGCGTTCTTCAGCTTGGCCTTGGACAGATTGAAGATCGCGTTGTCGCCGCTGTTCATGCGGAGTTCGCGACCGGAGGCGGTCACGTTGACCGCAGCCTGCATCCAATCGTACTTGGCGGCCGTCAGAACCTGCGTCTGGCCGATGTTCAGCGAGTCATACCCGCTATAGCGCTGGTACGTGCTGTTGTTGGCGTAGTCGAGGTTGCGGACGATTTCATAGCCGCCGTCCTCCAGATCGATCTTGCCCTTGCGCTTGAGATAGCGCCACAGAGCATTGTTCTGGCTGACGTTGTCGGCAATCTCCGACGGGTGGTTACGGAGCGTCGAGGTGACAAGCTCCGTGAAGACTGAGCTAGGCGATGCCATTGCGTGGTTTCCTTAACCGCGCGCCCGAATTCCCCTGAATGTCGCCGCCATCGAGTCTTCCCAACTGCCGCCCGCCTTGGCCGCCACCCCCACGCTGCCCGGCTTGCGGGAGAGTGTGGAGAGTTTCGCGGCCTTTGCGGCTTCCGCCTTCTGCTTCTCCAGGGCCTCGGCTTTCGCCTTGGCTTCCTGTTCCGCTCGAATAAGCGTGCTGACTTCTGGGTGAGCCTTTGTCGCCATGTCGTAAAGCGCGTCCAAGTCCATTCCGGGCTCGTAGAGCTTCACCATCAGCGCCTCTACCTTGTCGAAGTGCGGGGCCTTCGCTTTGAAAGCCTCGATCTTCTTCTCGGCATCGGTCAGCTTCGCCTGTTCGGCAGCCTGTTGCTGTGCGGTCAGATGGGATTTGATGGCGCTCAATTCCTGAGAGAGCGCGTTGAATTGCGGGTCCGGCTGCCCCTGCATGGGCTGGCCAGAAAACGCGGCCCGAATATCAATCCCGTACATCTGCGCGATTTGCTGCAGTCCACTGACACCATCAGAGGCGAGAAGCTGGTCGGCTGCCGCCAGTCGCCGGAAATACTCCGGGGCCGGGGCGTTTACCTGCCTCAGTCGATCCTGAATGCCTGTCGCGACTTCTTCAAACGCGGATAGGGACTTGAGCCGCTCCCCGTCG